GCGCTCTCTGGCGCATCAACCTATGTGGGAAATGCCAACGTCGAAGCTGCCGTTTTGGCTATTTCTGTCGAAATCTTCCAAGCCAGAACTGCCGCTGGAGGATCAATCGAAGGCGTAGATTTTGCGGTTACACCTTACAGGCTTTCTAAGAATTTATTGGCAAAGGTAACCGGCCTTCTTGGGCCATATCTTGATACCGATGCGATGGTGGGTTAATGCCGGTATCAACGATTCAAGATAACGTTCGCGTTCCAATCAGAACTGCAATCGCGAGCGTTGCTGCAAATGTATATGATTTTGTGCCCGAAGCACCGATTCCGCCTTTTGCAGCTCTCGTTCCCATCGATCCATATTTTGAAATTGAATTGATTGGTCGCAACACTACGCGTACTCGCCTTAATTATGTAATAAGTGTAGGCGTTGCGTATTTATCCAATCCTGCTTCTTTGGACAATTTAGAAAAACTTATTGTTAGTATTCTGACGGCGTTGCCGTCGGGTTATGAGTTATCAACAGTCTCAGCGCCGTCGGTAACTCAAATCGGAAATACGACTTTTCTTATTTCCGACATTCGCTTGAGCGTCCGCTACGAGCAAACAAATTAAGGAGAAAGTATGCCAACGACAGTAATAACAGGTCGCGATGTCACTTTCACGTTGGACTCGACGTCCTACGATGCTCAGGCGACATCAGCTACCCTTTCTTGCGAGACCATCATTGAGACTTACCAAACTCTCGATGGCCGCGCTTACAAGTCCACTGATAAACAATGGACTTTCACAATTGAGTTGCTACAAGATTGGGGCGCTACTGGCTCCCTATTCGAAGCAATGTGGGCAGATGCAGAATCGGCACCAAACACCACACTTGCAGTTTCATTTACTGCTGCCACTGGCGCAGTATTCGCTTTCAACGTTCTTCCAATTTTCCCAAGCGCAGGTGGGGCAGCTCCATCAGCACTTACCGATACTTGGACAATGACAGTCGTTGGAACTCCAACAGAAACCTTTAGCTAAGAAATCGGAGCATCGGGAGCAATGAAATCACAAATTACAATCACATATAACTCGGGCGAGCAAGCCACCTATCTGGCCCAGCCGCCCGAGTATGCAAAATGGGAGAAGGCAACTGGCAAATCAATGTCAGAATTAAATGGAATGTGGGACATTCTGTTTCTTGCCTATAATGCAATGAAAAGAGAGGCAGCTGGAAAACCGGTCAAATCTTTTGATATTTGGATTGACACAGTGGCAGATGTTGATGTGGAAACCCAAGTCCCAAAAGTTTTGGAAGCGGAAGTCTAAATTATTTGCTGGTATTACTAGCGATTGAAACTGGGATACCAACACAATATTGGACTGACGCAGACGAGATTTACACGGCTTTAGATATTGTAAAGGAGCGCAACGATGGCTGAAGATACTTTAGCTTTTGATAAAACCCAGTTGCGTCAATTGTATAAAGCCTTCAATGTTTTGGGAGATGAGGCAAAAAAAGAAGCTCGCCTTCAGTCAAATGCTTTAGCATCTTATTTAGAAAAAGAAATTCAGCAAGCTGGTTATCAACGCACTTTTGGAGCAAAAGCTGTGCGAAGAATTGTTGATGGATCAAAAGTCAAAAAAAGCAGCACAACCGGAGAAATAACCTATGGTTTCGCCTCTCAGCGTTTTAGCGGAGGTGCAAATACCAAGACTTTATGGGCTGGATATGAATTTGGTTCTGATCGCTATAAACAATTTCCAAAATGGTCTGGAAAATTAGGTCGAGGATCGAGGGGTTGGTTTATTTATCCAACTTTGCGTAAAAATCAAAAATACATTGTCAAAGAATGGACTGCGGCATTTAATCGGATTCTAGATAAGTGGGGCATAAATGGCATCTGATTCAAGAGCCTTAACGCTTAAACTTTTGGCCGACGTTGCCGATTATCAGCGCAAATTAGACCAATCTGAAAAAGTCACTGATGGTTTCAGTGGCAAAGTGCAAGATTTCGGGAAAAAGGCCGCAGCTGCTTTTGCCGTCGCTGGAGCAGCCGCAGCTGCTTATGCTGGCAAATTATTAGTTGATGGCGTAAAAGCCGCAATTGCCGATGAAGCTGCTCAAACAAAATTAGCTTCTTCTTTGCGTAATGCAACAGACGCAACTGAAGCTCAAATCAAAAGCACCGAAGAATACATCACGAAAACCTCGATTGCTGTCGGAGTAACTGACGATGAATTAAGGCCATCATTGCAACGTCTCGCGATTGCAACGGGCGATGTAACCAAAGCTCAGAATTTACAAAAATTGGCTTTAGATGTCTCTGCTGGTTCTGGTAAATCACTCGAAACAGTTTCTAATGCTTTGGCTCGCGCTTATGAAGGCAATACTGCGTCTCTTGGCCGTTTAGGTATTGGACTGAGCACTGCTGAGTTAAAAACGATGACTTTTGATCAAATCACAAATCAATTGTCCAATACTTTTAAGAATCAAGCCACAATTCAAGCTGACACTTTTGAAGGCAAATTGACTCGACTTCAGATTGGTTTTGATGAAGCTAAAGAAGCCATTGGATCTCGTTTATTGCCTATTTTGACAAATTTTCTGAATATTCTGACAGATAGAATTATTCCAGCCGGACAACAACTAATTGACAAATTCAGACCTTTAACAAAAGCCGTCGAAGATAATAAAGATGAATTTACGGCTTTATGGAAATTTTTAGATAAATATATTTTGCCAATACTTTCTGGTGCTTTGAAAATTGCATTCCAAGGAATTGTTACAAGTATAACGACAATGGTAAATGCAGTCGGTAAAGCTATTGATTTTTTCCAAGATTTGTATGACAAATATAAAAAACTTATCGATTTTCTCAAAAACAATCCTTTGTCTCAATTTTTGGGCAAAATCAACCCATTTAGCAACACTAGCTTTGAGACTTCTGCTTTCATAAACACTTCAAATGAGGTTGATGAACTTGGTCGTCCAGTTTTTGTAAATTCCGGAAGTGGCATTAATGCTGGAGTTGGAGACAATTTAGTAATGACGAATCAGCCAAATTTTGATGCTATTGGAAACGTCGTTACTTCTCCAACTTTAGGCACTCGAGATATAAGTAATTTATCGCCAATGGTTCAAGCTGCTGTTCGTAGAAATATTGAATTACAAGAAACAACTGCTGAAATTCGAGCTAGAATCGCTGCGCGGAAAGCTGGCAATGCAAATACTGATTCAACTGCGACAACAGGAAATGTGACAATTAATGTCAATGCTCCAACTGTTATTGATGAGGAAGGATTTACTCGAGCGGTTGTTTCTGCCCTAAACAATTCAACAAATCGCGGCACAACTGGCGCTGGCGATCTCAGGACTAACGCCCAGATTTTATGACAGCTTGGACACCCGTCTGGCGAATTAAAGCCAATGGCACAGAGGTCACCTCAGTCACTTTGGCTGACCTGCAAATTACAACAGGCAGAACAGACATCAACTCGCCCACCCCTGCTGGTTATTGCTCACTTCGCCTTATTAACACCGATAACACAGTTTATACATTCACAGTAAATACCTCGATTCTTATCGAAGTTCAAAACAGTTCCGCAAACTATGTTCCTATTTTTGGCGGTCGAATTTCGGATATTCGTCAGGTCGTAAGTTCTGCCGGAAATACAGCCAATGTTACGACGATCAACATTACAGCGATTGGGCCATTATCTAGACTTCAACGAGCCACCTTTGATGGCAACCTAGCCGAAGGATTAGACGGCGCACAGATACAAGACTTGCTTGATGATTTACTGCTCAACTCTTGGAACGAAGTCCCAGCTGCCGAAACTTGGGATACCTACGATCCGACAGAAACTTGGGCTAATGCTGAAAATATTGGCTTGGGTGAGATTGACGCTGGCGAATATACGATGAGCAGCCGGCAAATTACCGATCAAGTCATTTCCAATATTGCGAACGAAATTGCTTCTTCAGCTCTTGGTTATCTCTACGAAGATGCCAATGGCCTTATCGGTTACGCCGACGCCAGCCACCGACAGGATTATTTAACGGCCAACGGATACACCGACCTTGATGCCAACCAAGCAATTGGGGCTGGTATTGGAATCGTCCAACGACAGGGCGAATTGGTGAATAAACTTATTATTGATTACGGCAATAACTTTAATAGCCAATACATAGCTCAGGACACAGCTTCTCAATCAACCTTCGGGCTTTATGCCGAGCAGTTTTCAAGTTACTTAAAGAATACGGCCGACGTTGAGGATATGGCTGATCGAGTCATTCAACTGCGTTCTTATCCTCGCTATTTATTCCAATCCATTACTTTTCCAATCCAAAACCCAGAGATGGACAACGGCGACCGCGATGCGCTGCTCTCTATCTTTATGGGCCAACCGATCCGAGTCACTAATTTGCCTCCACAGATGCTCGGCGGCGAATTCACCGGATACGTCGAGGGTTGGACTTTCAGAGCATCAGTCTCGGGTCTATTCATAACCCTGACAGCCAGCCCAACAGAATTCTCGGCAGTCGCCCAAAGATGGAACCAAGTCAATGCGGCAGAAAGCTGGAATAGTGTGCTTAATACCCTAGAATGGCAGGACGCGATTGGAGTGATTAGTTAA